CACTGTTGTTTGCATGGACGCTTTTCATCTTGCGGCGTCCTGTATGATGTATTCTGATTATTCTTCAAGATTCAAGAAAGCTAAGTTAACCAATTGTAGTGCTCTTGGACAATCATTTTTGCAGGGTGGCGCCCAGAAAATTGTTGATTACATTGACGTTTTTGGTCCTGCCACCTGCTTTAGTGCTGATGCCAAACAATACGATTCTCGGTTCACTGGGTTTGTCTTCCGTCTCATAACCCAACATTTCAAACGCTCCATATTTGAACTCACCAAAGATGACCTTAAGCGACTCGAGAACCTGACTTCCGACCTTTACAATGCTCCCATTGTTGGCCTGGATGGCCATGTTTATTATCGAGAAACTGGGTCTGTCTCCGGCCATCTCATGACCACCATCAATAACATACAGAAGAATTTCCTCGACTGGTTTGTTATGTGGCTCGAGCTCGCTCCAACCCACCTCAAGACTTATTCCGCCTTCAAGGAGCTTGTTCGCCTCCTTTTTGTTGGCGATGACATTATTGGTTCAGCGCACCCTTCCACTCATTCTTTCTTCAACATACCAAACATCCTTGCTGTGTCTAAGAAACTTGACATGGAGTATACTTTTGATCAGACTGATGGGAAGTTTTGTGACATTGAAGGAACTACGTTTTGTAGTCAAAGGTTTGTCAAGACTGTTCTCCCTAAGTATGGGTCGATGTACCTACCCGTTTTGGACCAGAGGCGCATGGAGGCCTCTGCTTATCACTACAACACCGAAGGGACACTTTCACATAGTGTTATTCGCGCGTGTGGTTTACGAGTTGCTACATTCGCTGACCCTTCCACCAGAAAGTTCTTTGCTGATGCTTTGATTAATCTCCGCAGACAGGCCGTTCATCGGAATGATGCTGCGGCGATCAGAGAGCTTTCTGCTAACCTCACGGACACTCAGCTGTGGAATCTCTATACGGGATATGAGTTCGATTTTATGGCTGCGCCGCAGCAAATGATCAGGCCATTAATTCACACTCCCCACATTGAAACTGTCTGCGCTACCCTCTACTCCTCCGAACACTCCAATTCTCCAACACGAAACATTTCAACCCACGTTAGTGAAACAGTCCTATTACCTCGAATACAAATTTATACAATGCCAAATTCAAAAAATAGGAGACGACCTAATATGGCAGCCGCTGGTGCCGTCAC